AATTTTACGCTTGCGGGCACTTGGTCGGGGTTCAACTCGTTTGGGGAAACCTTTGCGGCGGGTGCGTTCATCAACAATGCTTCGGGCACAGTTCTTTACCAAGGCGCTCAGTATTCACAACGAATCCAGCCGCAATACTCTGCGACCCTAGATGGCGCTGGAAATGCTTTGATAGCGCACGGCCTGGGTGCTTCTGCTGTTGCGACAGCAGTGGTTGTATTTGGTTCCTTTAAAACCGGCGGCGGCGCTTGGAACCCACTCGTTACAAATTATATCGACGCCACAAACGTCAGTGTTTCAGGGGGAGCCGCTGGAATTGGCCGCCCTGCATGGGTGGAAATAATCGTCAATGCCGCAGCCCATACTGGTTGGTAGTTTTATGAAGAAATCTTGTTCGGCTGGCTTGCCAAGATCGCGGGGCGTAAATGTCTGACCTTCCTTATCTCTTTCAGTATGGCCCGGCTCCGACTGGCGAGTCTGGCGCAAAAACCGCGCGCACGATGGTCTTAGAGGCCATGCAGGATTTGGGAATCGTGGCCGACCAGGAGGCCATGAGCGCCGCCCAAGGCAATTACGGCTTTCGCAAGCTGAACGACATGCTGGCCGGTTTTGAGTCCGAAGGCATCCACTACGCGCACCGCAACCTGTCGTCTCTCGACAGCATTATCAATTTGCCAGACGGGCAGCTCCGCAACGTCGGCCTGATGTTGCAGCGCGAGCTTGCCGGCACCTACGGCGTATCCCTGAGCCCGGATGACCAGTTGGCAATCCAGCGCGCCATGACGGCCCTGCAAGCCTATTACTACGTGCCCATTACGTCGGCTCCCGAGCTTGCGCTGCGGCCTCGCCGGTTTGGTCGATTCAACTTTTCCGCCGGATGATGCGCGGCCCTCTCGCCCTTGGCTTTGCCCAGCAGCGCTCCCGCCCTGTCAACGCGGCTCGCGTCGTGAACCTGTACGCGGCGTCCACCGCAGAGGGAAGCCGGACCAAGGTCGTGCTGTACGGCACGCCCGGCCAGAAGGCATGGCGCACCATCGGCGGCGACACGATCCGCGCGGGCCTAGAAGCTCAGAGCATAGCCTACATTCTCAGCGGCACGATCCTCTATCGCGTGGAATCGGACGGCACCACGACGGCCTGCAGCGGCGATTTAATCCCGCCCACGGGCGAGGCGACGCTAATCAACAACGGCGGCCAAATTGGCTTGTTGGTGGTTCCTGACTTGTTCGTGATTGTGGGAACGACCGTCACCAAGGTCACGGCGGCGGGCTATCCCAGCGCGGGCCTGTCCAGCATCGCCTACATCGACGGCTATGCGGTCGGCACCGTCAACGACGACTCCGGGCAGTTCCAGATTTCCGGCTTGTTGGACTTCGCCTCGTGGGATGCGCTGGACCTTGCCAGTGCCGAGTCGAGCCCGGACGGCCTGCTCCGCGTGCTGGTCGATCATCGCGAGGTGTGGCTGTTCGGCACGCAAACCGTCGAGGTGTGGGCCAATACCGGCGCGTCGCCTTTTCCCTTCGAGCGCGTGCCGGGCGCCTTGCTGGAGCGTGGATGCGCGGCCCGTCGCAGCCCCGCCAAGATGGACAACTCCGTATTCTGGCTGGGCGATGATCGGATCGTGTACCGCGCCGAAGGCTATCAGCCCGCGCGTATCTCGACACACGCCATCGAGGAAGTGCTTCGCGTCGGCACCGTGTCGGACGCCTACGGGATGACGTATTTCCAGGCTGGACATCACTTCTACGTCCTGACCCTGCCGAGCCTCAACCGGACCTTCGTTTTCGATCCTGCAGCCTCCGCAGCGGCTGGGGCGCCCATCTGGCACGAGAGGCAGAGCGGCACGTCTATCGAACCTGCCAAGTGGGACGTGCAGTGCATTTTCAGCGCCTTCGGCAAGACGCTGGTAGGCTTGCAGGCTGGCAAGGTCGCGGAACTAGACCTCGATACCTACACCGACTTGGGCGAGCCCATCCGGTCCGTGATTGTCGGCCTGCCATTCTATGCCGAGACGCTGCGGGCAATCATGGTGGACTTCGAGCTTGAGTGCGAGCTGGGCGTCGGCGCGATCTCTGGGCAGGGGGCCGACCCCGAGGTCATGATGCGCTACAGCGACGACGGCGGCTTCAGTTGGAGCCACGAACGGCGCGCGAGCCTTGGCCGGCAGGGTGTCCGCTATATTCGCGCCATGTGGGACCGGCTCGGCGCCTTCCGGCAGCGGACGGTTGAGATTTCCATATCAGACCCGGTCAAGCGTGCATTCTACGGGATGCGGACCAAGATCAAGCCGTTGCCACGATGACCGCGCCATTCAATTCCAAAACCCGCATCGTCAACCAGGATGGCACGCCTAGCCAATGGCTGATTGCCTATCTGCAGTTGATCGGAACCGGCGTGGTGAAGCGCACGACTTACACTTACGCGGTAATCGCCACCATGACGCCGACGCTGGGCGACACGGTGGTTTGCACTGATTCGAGCGTGACGACCGTAGGCAACACGCTGGCGGGTGGCGGCGCGAACATCGTGCAGGCCATCGGCAACGGTACTGACTGGAAGGTGATTTAGATGATCCGCGACGCCGTACCAGACGACGCGCCCGAGTTGGTCGAGATGGGCCGCGCTTTCTTTGCCGAGGCAGGATGGGCCGACAAAGCCGAGTTCTGCCCTGTCAGCTTTGCGCTGACTTTGGAGCGGTTGGCCGAGGCCGGAATCCTGCTGGTTTTCGAGAAAGACGGGAAGCCGGTCGGCATGGCCGGGGCGCTTTACTCTCCCGCGTACTGGAATGAGAAAGTACTTATCGGGCAGGAGTTGTTCTGGTATTGTGAGCCACCGCACCGCAAAGGTGCGGGCGCCGAGTTGCTTAGGCACCTCGAATCCGCCGCCAAGGCGCGCAACGTACAATTCTTCGGCATGGTCGCGGAGCATGGGCTTCGCCACGAAGCACTCGCCCAAGTCTATAAGCGGGCGGGTTATTCGGTTGCCGAGCATACGTTCTGCAAGGCGCTATAAATGGCGATTTTCTCCGCTTTATCGGGTGTTATTGCTCAGCAAGGCGCGCAGGCTGGCGGCAACATGGCTGCGAGCGCGGCCAACCGTGCCGCACAGATGCAGCAGGAAGAGGCGACGCGAGCCCGTGCGGCTCTGTCTCCCTGGGTTGCGGCGGGCGGCGGTGCCATCGGCAAGGTGACGAACTTGCTCGGCCTCGGCACTCTCAAGACCAACGGCGGAAACTATAACACGTATGGGTTGGACCCTGCAGGCGCGAAGGAAACGCAGCAGCAGGCGTTGGCCGACTTCGAGACTTCGCCCGGCTATCAGTTCCGCATGGATGAGGGCTCGAAGGCGCTGGACCGTTCGGCGGCCTCGCGTGGCCTTCTCCGCTCGGGTGCGCAACAGAAGGCCATTACCGCCTTCGGGCAGGGCATCGCCTCCGAGGAATACGGGAACTACATGGACAACCTGCTCGCGGTTTCCGGACTTGGCGGGCAAGCGGCGTCCAGTGGTAACAACACGGCGGCGAACCTGACCGGCAACGCGGCGGACAACATCTTCCGGGGTGGCGTGGCGCGCGGCTCCGCTTATTCGGCAGGCGCCAACGCGCTTGCAAGCGGTATCAGCAAGGGCGTCGAGAACGCGGCCGGCGTGATCGGATACAAGGGGTGGTTTAAGTGAGCGGCGTCCTTTACCCGGACCTCGCCCGCTCGTTTGCGCTCGGCTCACAGCTTCGCGTTCAGGAAGAAGAACGCGGCATAGATAAGGAAGTAAACGAGCTAGTTCCGGCTGCGATGAAAGGCGACCAAGCCGCTATCGAGAACATCGCCAGAAAGCGCCCGAACGTCGCTATGGGCATTTCCGGGATGCTGGAGAAGATGGACGCGGGCCGCCGCGCCAAGGTCAAGGAAGCGTCGGAGTGGACGGCCAAGGCCGCTATGGGCGTGCTGAGCCTGCCGGAAGCCGAACGCCCGGCTGCGTATCAGGCTGCGTTGGCAGAGGGCCAACGTCTCGGCTACCAGATTGACATGCCGCCGCAGTACGACCGCGCGGTAGACGGTCGGCTGAGGCAGATACTCAACCAGACCCGCACGTTTGAGAACTATTGGAAGGACAAGCAGGAAGGCTTTGACCTCGTGCCTTCGGGCGGTGGTGGTGCGGCCCCGCCTTCGGCTGGTGGTGGTGGTGGCGTCAACCCGTACAACATCGGCAACGTTCGCCCGGTCGGCGGTGGCCCCAACAGCGGCTTTCAGCAGCCCGCCTCGCTAGACGACGGCATCCGCTTGGCGGTCAACAACGTCAAGGCGTACCCGGCCAAGTTCAACAACGGCCAGCCCATGACGCTGATGCAGATCGGAGCGCGTTGGGCTCCCGTTGGTGACGGCGCAAACGATCCGGGGCAGTGGGCTCGCAACGTCGCCAGCATCGGCGGCCTTGATCCCAACCAGCCGCTCGACCTGAACGACCCCATGACGGCGGCCAAGTTCGCGCGTGGCGTTCACGGTGCCGAGCATGGCGCCAACAAGGTGCTTCCGCCCGAGCGATACGCGCAGGCGATCACGGGCGGCGCCGCGCCTCCCGGCATCGCCCAAGGCGACACCGCTCCCCCCGCCGATGCGTCCGGCACTCCCATTCCGACCTCTGACGGTGGCACGGTCACACCCAGCACCTTGCGATTGCTTACGCCAAATCTCCCGCCCGGCGCGCATCTTGGCAGGGACAGGAAAACCGGCAAGTTGATCGTTCAGGAAGGCAACTTCAACGTCTACGACAGTAATAAAAACTGGATTGGAATGGTTCCCGTCCCGAAGGCGCAAGAGACGGAAACAGGCCCGTTTGGGAATTCAACGCAAGGGCGGGGCCTTAATATTCTTGTTGAAGAAGGCAGGCTAACGCGACAGCAGGCGGCGGAACTGGCGGCTGGCAAGACCGTCACCGACCCCGCAACCGGGCAGATCATCTTTATGACGCCTTCTGGCATTTTCGGGCAAAACCCTGGACAGGCGCCGCAGCCTCTTTCCAGCCCGCAAGGCGGCGCTCCGATGGCGCCCGCTGGCGGCCCGGCCGGCGTTCCCGCGCCTGCGGCTCCCGCCGTTACTGTCCCGGCGAATCCCGGTTCTATCCCGTTGACGGGCGTTAGGCCGACCGGCCAACCGTCTGCAACCGAAATGGCGAAGCTGCGGTCGGCTCGCGTTGAAGCCGACAAGATCACGGCGGCGGCGAACGACTTTAAGACGGAATGGGCGAAGGCGACTCCAGCGGAGCGCGCTCGCTCTCTGGCGGGCGCCAACACGCCGCTAAACGCCTCGTACAACAACTTCGCCTTGCTGGCGAAGGGCGACGCTTTGTTTCAGTTGGGCGTGCTGAATGGTCCCGATCTCGACATCATCCGCCGCACGATCCCGGACCCGTCGACGTGGAAGTCAATCATGACTTCGGAGAACGACGTTACGTCGTCCGTCGACAAGGTGCTGAACATTCTGAATAACGGCGTGTCATCGACCGAGCGGCAGCTTGGCATCACTCCGCCGCAGGGAGCGCCGCCCCCGGCCGCCACCACGCCGCCTGCCGCTCCGCAAGCGGGCGACATGGTCGATGGCTATGTGTTCCGGGGAGGCAACCCGGCCGACCCGAATAGCTGGAGCAAGGTCCAGTGAGCGGCCCGTGGGAGCGCTACGCCACGCCTTCGCCCGCTGCCGCCGGCCCGTGGACGAAGTACGCCGCTTCAGCTCCAACCGAGGGCGGCGTGCAGGATTGGGAGCCGGAAGGCTACAGCGGCGGGCAGATGGCCGCGCGCAAGGTTGGATTGGCCGCTCAGGGCACAACTGACGCCCTTATCAGCAATGCTGCGGCCCCCTTGGATATTTCCGGGTGGTTGTCTCGTGCCACCGGGCTCGTTGGCCAAAATACGCCGCCCATCAGCGCGGCATTCAAGCAGGCAGCCGATGATGTGGCGTCTGTGCCGCTGCGTATCCGAGATGCCGTTTCACAGGGCTCCTTCGATCCTCTGTTCGCGACGCGCGATGCCTACGGCACGAGAATCGATCCCGTTACGACCGGCGAGCGCACGGCCTACGGGGCCGGGCAGGGCGCGGGTAACGCGCTGGCAATGGTTGCGCCCGCTGGCGTGGTCGGCCGTGTGGCTGCTCCTGGCTCTGTTACTCAAGGTGTTGCCAGCACGCTTGCAACGCAGCCTGTAATGCAGACCGTTGCGGGTGGCGTCGCCGGCGCTGTCACGGGCGCCACTGACAACCCGTGGTATGGCTTGGGCGCTGGTGTTTTGGCAGGCGTTGGCCTTCCGTATGCGTCCAGTGTCACTAAGTCCCTTTTCCAGCCGTTCACATCTGGAGGCAGGGACGCGATTGTCGGGCGGACGCTGAACACACTGGCTGATGACCCGGTGCGGGCCTCGGAAAACATGCTCCGCTACAGGTCTCCGGTGCCAAACCGGGGGCCGAATGGGGAGCCGGGCTTCCAGCTATCAGCGGCGAAAGCTTCCGGCGACGACTCATTGATGGCGACTGAAAACGCATTGATGCGAGCCGGCACTGGCTTTGGACAGCAAGCAAACGCCAATAATGCGGCGCTGACGCGGGCGCTTGATAGCCTCAACGCAGGCGGCGATCCTCGCGCATTCGTCGCCGCTCTTGGCAGGCTGGACGCGAACGCCGCGATGCGGGCGCAAGCCGCGCTTGATGCGCTTCCGCCCAGCGTCGATCCGACAACGGCCGGGCGCGCGATCCAGAACGCTCTCCGGGGCCGCTTCGACACGCTGGTAACGGCCCGCAGCCAAGCGGCAGACCCGCTCTATGAAGCGGCGAGGGCCTCGACGCAGCCCGTACCGGCGCTGCCTTTGGCGTCTCTGGTCGATGATCTGGCGCGCGCCAACAAGGGCGAGCCACGCGCGGCAATGGAGCGGGTGAGGGCGCTGCTATTCGATGCAGACGGCCAACTCGACCGGACCGCAAGCGGCATGATGGCCTCGCGCTCAGCGATTGGCGACATGCTCGACAATCCCCAGATCGGCAACAATACGCGAAGGCTGTTGCTTGAAGTCCAGCGCCAGTTGGACACTGCACTCGCGGCAGTGCCGGAAGAGCAGCTAGCGCGCGGGGTATTTGCCGAGAGAAGCGTGCCGCTTAATCCGTTCGACGCCACGCGAGGCAACAAGACCGTTGCGGGTGCGATCGCGCAAGACCGCCGAAGCGGCACCTTCCTGCAGACCCCGGAGCAGGTGACGGGCAATTTCCTCCGGCCCGGAGACGCCGGAACCGCAGCGATCCGCGAACTACGCGGTACAGATACCCGCGTTCCGTTGAATGCGCTTGAAGGCGTGGTTGCAAGCCGGGTTCGGGAAGGCGCTTCCGTTGAGAACATTCGCCCGGCGGTCAACGCGCTTTCCCCGCGCCTAGGGCAGCAGGTCGATGACGTTCGCGCAACAGGCACGCTTGCGCAGGGCTTCCGCTCGTCGCCCGCCGGCCGCTTCCTGACAGGCGACCTTGATGCCGCCGTGAAGTCCACGCTCGGCGCTCCGGACAGCGCCAACCGCTTGCAGTCTTTGGCTATGTCTGTCGGAGACGATCCGCAGGCGGTGGCTGGTCTGCGTCGCGCCATTATCGACAACTTCCGCGCCAGCGCCCGGTCGAAGGTTGCAGAGGACACGATGGGCAATCCCAACCTCGTGGCGGCTGGTTCCGCCCGGTGGCTGGAATCCAATCGCGAGGCGCTTAGAGGCATCCTGACACCGGACCAGTTGGGCGGCTTGGAAGCCATCACTCGCGCTCTCAAGGATCAGGCGCGGACCGCGACCAAGGTCGCCGGGTCTGATACCGCGCGCAACCTCGCGACACAGAACATTGTCGATAGTCTACTCATTAAGGGCGCGGGAGATTCGGCAATTATGGCGCCGCTCCGCAAGACGCTCAATCTTGTCTACAGCGGCAGCAACGAAAAGATCGCAGACCGGCTTGCAGAGGTTATGCTTGACCCGCAGGTGGCGGCGGCTTTGATGCAGCGCCCGACCGTGCAGAACATCACGCGCGCCACCACGGCGCTGGACCGGGCTGCACTAGCTACCGCAGTCGGCTCCAACGTCGAATCCCGCCCCACAAATCCGCTGCAAGCACGATGACGCGCGTCCACACCCACGCGGCCCCGACGCCGATGACTAGCACGCAGAGCAGCCACGATTGCCCGGTCGGCAATGGGTCTGTCGCGGCTTGGTATCGATCGAAGGCAAAGGCCGCGCCGACCGACACGGCGAGCTGTGAAAGCTCCATCCAACCAATTCGCATGGCGGGAGCCTAGCAGATGTCCGCACTCTTCTCACCCCCGCGCTATAGCCCCATGAGCGGCAACGGCACGTCGTATCCTGCGGCGAAGCTCTACTTCTACGAGACGGGCACCACGACGCCGAAGGACACCTACAACGACGCGGACCTCGACCCGGCGCACGTCAACGCCAACCCCGTTGTCGCGGATGCCAACGGCCTTTTTGGCGTGATTTACCTTGGGACCGGCGACTACAAGGTGATTCTGAAGGACGCCAGCGATAACGTGCTATGGACGGTGGACCCGCAGAGCGGCCTTGGAGCGGCGGACACGCTGACTACGCGCGGCGATCTGCTCACGCGCGACGCCTCTGGTTACTCGCGTCTAGCCATCGGCACGACGGGCTACTATCTCGCGAGCAACGGCACGGACCCCTACTGGGCATCGCCCATTATTCCGCGCCTTGCCATCCAGGGCCTGACCTACGCGAACAACGGCACCGACGCGACCAACGACATAGACATTGCGGTCGGCGGCGCTATGGACGGCACCAGCGCCCGAATGATGGTGCTGGGCTCCGCGCTGACCAAGCGGCTTGATGCCAATTGGGCAGTCGGCACAAATCAGGGCGGGCTTGATACCGGATCAGCCTCAGACACAGATTACTTCATCTGGCTTATCAACCGCTCTGATACCGACGTGACGGACGTGCTGTATTCCACGTCTGCCACGGCTCCGACCATGCCGGCGAACTACAATTACAAGCGGCTGATTGGCTGGTTCAAGCGGGTATCCGGCGCGATTGTCGCGTTCAAGACCTACGAGACAGAAGGCGGCGGCCTTAACCTCATGTGGACCGCGCCGACGCTGGACATTAACGACACGCTCAGTACGTCGCGCCGAACCGATGCCGTCAAGGTGCCGCTCGCCTTCTCGACGCTGGCAACGATCCGTGTGTCGCTGGTGGACGCCGCAGACAATACCCTCGCGCTGGTGTGTTGCCCCGATGAGACGGACGCGGCGCCGTCCGCAACAGCAGCACCGCTTGCCAACCTGAACAGCCATTCCGGCGCAGCTTCGACCGAGCAAAAGGAGTTGCGCATCCGCACATCGGCCACCGGCACGATTGCCGCGCGGGCAACCGCTGCGCTCGATACCTACGCCGTCTCCACGGTCGGCTTTGAGTGGTCGCGGCGATGAGTGAGGCAACCTTCATCAACTTTACGGCCTTTCAGCCCTTCGAAGGCGGGAACGGCAGGCGCTTGACCGTTGGGGCGACCACCGCCCGCGTCCAGATCCCCGGAACGCAGGCGGTCACGTCTCCCGACCGGCTCCGCATTCTGATTTCAAACAACAACAGCTTCCCGGTTTCGATCCTCATGGGGCAGGACAGCGTGGAGGCGACGACGGACTGCCAGGAGGTTCTGCCGGGAACTCAGACGCTTTTCACCCCGCCAGTCGTCGCCCCGGATGGCGTATGGGTCGCGGCGATCAGCGACGCCGGGGATGGGTACATCCAGATCACCGCCGGATACGGAACATAGGAGAAGATCATGGCGAACGAGTTTGATAGCGAGCGTTTGACATATGCCGCGATTGCGGCGGCACAGACGGCGGCAGCGGCTTTCTCTGGCGTGGGCGCGTACCTCTCGCACGTCGTGTTGCAGCCTGCCGCGCTCACGGCAGCGACGACAATCATTCTTGACGGAACGACGGTGATTTACACCTATACCGGCGGCACGCTGTCAGACCTTCGGCCTATCGTTGTGCCGCTTGGCTCTCGCAGCCGGAACGGCTCTTGGAACATCACCACAGGCGCCAACATGGCGGCACTGGCGTTCGGCAAGGCCACCATTTGATGCTGTTCCGGGAATTCCTGATGGTTGCGGCGAATGCACGTCTAGGGCGGACGCTGCCCGGTGGCTGGACGCCTGCCTCAATCTCCAGCGCCACGCCGCGCGGCTTTATCGACTTTGAAGACAATACCAAGATCACCACGGCCACAGGCGTTTCGCAGATTGTGGATTCAATAAGCGCGTCTGCCTTCGTGCAAGCGACGGGCACGGCGCAGCCTTTGCTTATCACCAGCGCCACCACGGGCCGACAGGTCGCGAGCTTCGACGGCACGGACGACGAGTTGACGTTTGCCGGCATCCCGACCAACTGGCCGGTTGGCACGACGGCCGGCGGCATCTTCCTGGTGTGCAATCAGCTCGACACGGCGGCGAATAACCGGGTGGGGATCAGCTACGGTGGCAGTTCAACCAACTCGAACCGCAGCATCTTTAAAATCTCTTCGCCGTCAGCCGTCCGCTGCCATGCGGGGACGGGCGTGTCGTCTGCCCCAGCAACCACGACGGCGGTCGTTTTTAACGGTCGTCATTGTGTTTTGTTCGATGTTGGCACAGCAGAGATTCGCGCTAACATAGACGGTGTTTATGGCAGTACATCCGTCACTGCGCCGAATACATCATCCACGCGAGCGCGCATCGGTGCCAGTACGGGCACGTTGGCGGCTTCGTTCTTCCAAGGCGAAATCAGCGCGGTCGTTGTGTGGCAAGGCACTCTGAGCGCGCTGGAGACGCAATATCTCTACCTTTGGGGCGGCAGCCGGTTGGGGTTATAAAGTGATTCGCGCATTTACTCGTTCCACTGGCGTCGCGCCGGATGCTCCTAATTCGATTCTAAACGGCATGACGGCTGCGAACATCCGCGAGATTTACGACAACTTCGACACGATCTATTGGCCTGAGCAGATCACGCTTGTCGGCAATCAGAACATCGACCTCAGTGAGCTTCGGAGCAAGACAAGCATCTCGCTAGTCTCAGGCAAGCCGCTTATCATCAGCGACGCATCTCGGATACTGACCGTAGGCGGCCAACCGTCCGGACAGCGAGGCGACTTTGACAGCCTCACACACGCGCCGCGTTTTGAAGGAGAGTTTTGGCTATACGGCAGCGGAACCGCCACACACGGAACGCGCGGCGTCTTTGTGAACGCCGAAACGTATCGCCTGCACTTTGATTGGCTGTGGACGCAGAACCTTGGCGGCGGCATCCAGGGCACGCTTGGCGAAATCAAGACTCTGACAATCGACCACTTCTTTGCGTGGCAGTTCATCGCCTTTGGCGCGGAGTTTTATTCCTCGGACCACATCAAAGAAATTAGCGAAATCTTCATAAACGGGAACGTCGAAGGCAACACCAAAGAGGCGCTGTCTGACGGCATCTTCTTCTCGTATGGGCCGAGCGTCGGCTCGGCTGGCAAGATTGGATCAGTCGTCCGCAATGGCGTGTGCTACCGGCAGAAGTCGGTGCAGAAGATTTGGGCGGTGCGGGACATCGTATCGCGGTCTTGGGCCGTGGAGAGCGGCTCCGGCGTGGCAACGTACGTCACAGAGGATTATCACAGCGTCGTTCCAGGTGATCCAGTGTTGACCGGCGGATGCGACAACACCGCCTACAATAATCTGACGACCACGCCGGACATCGCCCTGGCCGGCACAGACGAGAAGACCATCAAAATCGCAATGGCGGTGGACCCCGGTGCGTACACCGTGCCGGGCTACTTCACCTACAGCAACCGAACCGTGCCGGCCGGGTTCAATGACTACGAACGTCCGCGTAAGATCACGTTCTATGATGTTTCCGGCCGTGCCCAGTTGGGCAAAGTGTTCCACAACGAGGCGGGTGGGTATGTCGGCTGGTATCGCTGCGTTGCGGACGATGCTGGTATATCCGACCCATACAACCTGTACCCGGTCGCGACGTGGTTGGCCGGCGTGCTAACCGTATCGACGTACACCGACAGCACCATGACGACGCCGGCAGATCACGAGTTGACGGCGGGGGAACTGTTCAACCTGCGCGCCTTCAACCCCGCATCATACAACGTGTCCCTTGAGTGCGACACGGTGGTTGACAGCAACACCTTCACCGCGCTCATGACCGACGATCCCGGTGCGATTGTCAAGGTTGGCGCCTACTACAAGCCGACGGCGTCGTCCCAAGAATCGGACGGCTGGTACATCGGCGAGCGCGCCGGTGCGTACGCTATTGTCGACTGTGAGGGCCACGAGAATTACCGCTCTAACGTCTACGACAACCGCATGACTAACGAGCGGTCGCGCATCACCGGCAACCGTTTCTACAACGCATCATACGGCGCACCCAACCCGCCAAACCCCGTGGCCGACATCTACATGCGCCCCGGTCGAGCGAACATCACCATCACCGACAACATTCTGGGCACCGGAGATACCTGGCGCTTCGGCTCCAAGAGCTTCGTGTTCTCGGGTGTTCCGCTCGACGGCGAGTATGTGTCCATCAGGGTCAATGCGGCGACGGAGCCGACATACTTCATATTCACGACGGAAAGCGACCCTGACGCCTCGCAGCCTTCAGTGTTGATTGCTACAGGCGGCACCGCCAACGAGAACAGGGCGGCCACCATCGCCAATCTCTTGGCCGCGATTCATGGCCGGGACGACGACAATTGCCGCGCCATCCAGTGCAGCGCGCGCGATGCAAACTTGAGCACGGTTGGTCCTATCGACCGGCTTCTCATGGTCCGCACATTTGCCGGCAAAATCAGCGATGAGTTCATACTTGAGGACGGGTCTACCGTCATATCGCTGTCTCCGGGCGGCACGTCTTTGTCGGGCGGCACTGGCGTAGGAACTGCGTCCTACGGGATTATGAATGTCCGCGATGGCGACCGTGGAAACGTGGTGGAAAACAATTCCATTTCCAGCCATGCGCTAGGCGATAACAATATGGACCCGGTGGCGACTGCGCCAACGATCCGGTCGAACCTGCTGGACAATGGAGACTTCTCGCTTGACCAGCAGAACGAGGGCGCATCGGTCACGATCACCAGCCCGTCCACAAATGTTCGCGTTGTTGACCGTTGGGTGGCGACGCGCGGCACGGCAAACGTCACGGCCCAGCGTGTTGCTGGAACGGTGCAGACCTATGGCCTAAAGGTCACGGGCGCGGCGACGAATAGTTCCGTGGTGATCCGCCAGAGCATCGAGGCCAAGCGCGCGGCGGCGTTTGAAGGCAAGGTCTACACCTTCTCCGCTTGGGTCTACGGAACCGGCGTGACGCGCTGTTTCCTGCGGGTGGCAACGGCGGACGTTGCGGACAATTTCAGCGCCGTGACCAGCATCAAGAACAAGCAATTTATCATTGGGACGACGGCGACCCGCCTGTCCTTTAGCTTCGTCGGAACCGCCGCCATTGTGAACGGGCTAGAACTTTCGTTCCGGTTTACGTCAGGAATTGTCGCGGCGCAGAACGTGACCATTGAAGGCGCGAAGCTGGAAGAAAGCGGCGTCGTTACAGACTTCGTGCCGGACCTGCCGGAAGATACGTTGTTTTCCTGCCAGCAATACTACCGAAAGACCTTCCCGGCGGGCACGGCTCCCGCGCAAAACGCGGGCGTCACGGGCGCAGTCAATGGCGTGCAGTCTCTTGCGGGCGCGGTGGCTCAGCAGTTCCAGGTGGTCGATTTCAGCCCACCCATGCGCGCCGCGCCGACCGTGGTTCTGTTCAACCCCAGCGCCACGAACGCGCAGATCCGCAATACGGCGGCGGCTGCGGACTGGTCCGCGTCGGCGTCTGTGGCCGACGTTAACGGCATCACGATCAGCGGCACTGGGCCGGGCGGGGGAGCAGCCGGAGAGGCGTCCGCCGTCCACTACGCCGCCGACGCGGACTTCTTATGATGAGTTAAAGCAGCGGCCCCGAGGTAACGCGCGAACGAAACCCCGGAGCCTGACCACCCCCGACCTAAAAGGAAGGCCGGCGATGACCGACAAGAACCTAGAAGCAGCGGGCAGAGAGTCAAAGCCGCGCTTCATCTTTGACCCAACTATAAATTTGGGTCACGTCTTAACGGCCGCGTCTTTTCTGATTGTCGGCACGGCGGGTTATGTCGCCTTGGATGGTCGCGTCGGCGCGTTGGAGCGGTCACACCGCGAAGAGCAGTCTCTTCGCTACACCGCAGACCAGCAGGTGGAAACCCGGCTCATGCGCGAGGTGACGCTTCAGCGAACGCATATGGATCAAATACAGGTCCGCACCTCCGAAGATATCCGCGAAATAAAAACCATTGTGCGTGAAGGCTTCCGCGATTTGGACACAAAACTGCAGACCAAGGCCGACCGGCCGGGGAAATAACATGAACCACCACCCGCGCATCATCAGTGAGCAGGGGCAGCCCCTACGCCTCAAGGTGTGGGACGGCGAGCGTGATCTGTCCTTCAAGGTGAGCATGGGCGAACTGCGCAACCTCGTCGCGGACGGCATGGATATTCTCATGCGGGAAATGCGCGAGCGGGAGCGCCGGGAAAACGAAAGGTACACCCTATGAGAGTGAACCAAGCGGGGCGCGGCCTCATTGCCGAGTTTGAGGGGCAACGGCTGACCGCCTATCGCTGTCCAGCGGGCGTGTGGACCATCGGCATCGGCTCTACCCAACCGCCGGTCACTCCGGGCATGCAGATCACAGTCGATCAAATGTGGGAGCGGTTTGACCACGACATCGCGATATTCGAGACGGGCGTGCTGGCGGCATTGGCCGGGGCGCCGACGACACAGAACCAGTTTAACGCGATGGTCTCTCTGGCCTACAATATCGGCCTTGGCGGCTTCCGCACGTCCTCTGTGTTGAGGGCGCACAAGGCGGGCAACACGTCCGCCGCTGCCAATGCCTTCGGTCTATGGAACAAGGCGACCGTTGACGGCAAGCTGGTGGAAATGCCAGGCCTGACTCGCCGCAGGGCCGCTGAAACGGCTCTCTACCTCACGCCGGACGCCGTGGGCCATGTCGAGCGCGCGTGGGCCATGCCGCAGGCGGTCGCCAAGCCGGCCGGCGCGAGCTCGTCCAAGGCGGTGCTTACGAATGTCGGTGTCGGCGCTGGCGCGGCCACCCTGGCGATCTCCAACCTGCAGCCCGCCATTGAGGCAGTTAACAGCGCCGTAGAGGCCGCCAAATCTGCCCAAGGTACGTGGGCAAGCCTTCGGGACCTACTATCGCCCCTGTCCAACGGACACGTCTATACGGCCCTGATAGCGGCCGGAATAACGCTTGCGGCAGTCTACCTGATCCGGCGGGTATTTCGGCGCGTGAAGTCGGGGGAGATCACGCCATGAGGGAAAATGCTGCGGCGGGAAACGTAGTAGGTACCCTAGCTGGCCTCCGGAGCCGTGTTTGCCATCCTTTCGGACCGCCGCAGCCCGGAAAATATAGCTAAGTCATGCCGACTTTTCTAGCGGGGATATGGGCCAAGGTCGCCTTTGGTGCGGCCTTTGTCGGCCTTCTGTTGCTGGCCGTGTTCCGGCTCATCGGTATAGGCCGCAAAGCCGAGCAAGCCGATCAAGCGAGACGCAATATCGAAGCGAGGAGGGATGCCGATGAAGCCGAGCGTATGGTTGAGCGTGCTGGCGATGGTGAGCTTGACGAGTTGCGCAAGCGGTGGACCCGCAGCCGGTAATTACTGCGATATTGCAAAGCCCATTTACTTTGCGCCCGATGACCGGATGAGCCGCGACACCGAGCGCGCGATCATCCGGCACAACGAAGTCGGAAGTGCAATTTGTGGGTGGAAGTAAAGGGGGCGGCCAACCGTCGCCGGCCGCCCCGGAACGCCCCTACTGCCGGAACGGGTCCGGGGCCAGGTCGCGTCTCTATTATGAACCAGTGCATTATTTGCACAAGTTGCAAACGAAAGTTTCAATCAATGCTGTCTGCTCCTGTAGAGGTGGGGGTTATAGCCGGGCCGCAATCTGCTCGGCAGTCTCGCGGTAGTACGTCCCGACCAGAATACGCACGTCTTTGTGCCCGCTGATCTTGGCTAGCGTCATCACGTCAACTTTGCGGGCTAGGCGTGTCAGGGCCTCCGCGCGGCTGTCGTGAAAGTGCAGATCCTCGATCATCAGCCGGTCGCGCGCCTTCCGGAAGAGGCTATCCAACACGGCGCTGGAGATTGTAAAGCACGCCTCCCGGTCGGCTACTGGCCGCAAGAGCCGGACGGCATGGTGCGTCAGAGGCACGTCGCGCGGCTTGCCGGTGATGTGCTGGGTCTTGTGCTGGACGGACGCCACCCGGCGTCGCAGGTCCAGATTCGGACTGCCCAGTCCAAGTATCTCGCCCGCACGCATGCCGGATCGGATGCCTACCAAGAAGGCCAGCGCGACTTCCTGCGACTTCGTTTGCGGTGCCTTCCCCGCACGGTAGTCGAGGATGCGGCACAAGGCGCGGACCTCTGCCGGGCTTACGCGGCGCGTGCGCGGCGCCGGGTTCCGGGGGATGCGCAAGCCCTGCAACGGGTTCTGCTCCATCCATCGCCATTCTTCGCGCGCCACGCGGAAGGCATGCCGCAGCCAATTCAGGTTGCGCAGGACCGTCGCGTCGCTGACGGTCTTGAGCCTTGCATCGCGCCACGCGGCGAAGTCCGGCGCGTCCAGATCGGATAGCTTCTTGCCAACCAGATTGGGGAAATCCCGCAGGAACGCCTTGGCTTGGCTGATCTCGTGCGCGCTTCCTCGTTTAGCGGGCATGACCGTCTCGACGTAGTGCTCGATCAACTGGCGCAGCGTGCGCGTTTCGGCGGCTGGCCGCTCTAGCTCCTGTTCCTTGGCTACTGCCCACGCGGTTGCCTCGCGCTGCGTCCTGAACACCTTGGATGCGCGGCGCCCGTTTACGTAGACCTGTGCGCGGTATCCGCGCCCGTACCTCCCGACCGATGCCATGCCCGCTCCCCCTGATGCGTAGTGGCGTGGGGGAATAATGGGGAGACGGCGGCGCGATTGTCTAGTTTGTGGGATATTGCCGGATACTGTCCGTTGCTGCAAAAGACCTGCAAAGCCGCTGTTTATCTGGCAATATCCGGCGCCCAGATATTGCTGGATAATGCCGGTGGTGCCCCCGGCCGGACGCAAAAGCCCAGCGCCTAAAGCGTTCTGTGCCTGTCGTGCGTAATTATTGGGGAGCGCGCAACGCATCCACGGTCTCAATTGCGATCAACCCACAGGCATTGAGCCGCAGTTTCCCGGACATGATGTAGTTCCGCACGGTCTTGGGGTGGACGTGAAGCATCTGCGCTGCCTGCTTCTGTGTGACTTGCGTAGGGCGCGGATGCGACTCGGCGTAGAGCCGCACCGCCTGCACGGCAACACGCAAGGTCTGGTCGTCACTCATCGCCTTTCTCCTTGTCTGTTTTCTCGTCATGGGAGAGGGAACGGATGGCGGCGGCGATGTTCTCGCAAGCAACCTCGGCGCAGGCGTATGCCTCTCGGCCGCTCCATGCTTTTGCCTCAACATCCGCCACCTTCGCCGCCTCCTCCAGGATGGATTGACGGGAGGGAGAGCGGCGGTTCCATGCGGCGATGGCCGCGCTTGTGCGTTCCTTCAACGGACCGTCGCAGTTACAACGTGAGCAGGAGACAAACTGGTATCGAGACACCATCTGCGCGTGAATGGCCGGAACGCCGTTGCAAAACGGGCACGGCAGTAACTCTCTCTCGCTCATGTCATCTTGCTCCTTCATCTCGCCTCCTTGACCATCGGCAACCTGGGCCTGCGTGACCTGCGTCGGCCTTGGATGTGTCTCGGCGTAGAGCTGCACCGCGCGAGCGGCGATGCGTAGGGTCTGGTCGTCGCTCATCTCTCCGTCTCCTTCGCTGCGAGCACGGCGTCTACGTCTCGGCGGCCTTGCGCGCTGAGATACCCTCGCGCCACTTCCAGCGCCTCCCGCCTCACGTCCTCCCCTTTCGTCGCGTTTACGCTATTGGCCCAATCGGCCCACGCCATGAGCGCCGCCGAAAGGGCTCGCGCCTCGCGCACGTCGCTCAAACTGAACTCCAGTTCGTACAGGTGCCGATTTTCCCTAGACCCTTGCCTCATCACCACGACCATTGATCCATCGGCAAATCCGGGATGCGGCCCGACTTCAATCATCGTCTCGTTCTCGGTGTAGGCAAGATCAACACGCGCACCCGCGACTGTTCTATCGGGGTCGCGGAAAAGCGCATCTATGATGCGGCCGATGGATGTCATCGTGGATTCTCCTTATGAAATTTCTCGATAGCCTGCGCGATTCGTTCCCACGAATCTGGGTCTGTGACTGCGAGGCGGTTGTGCGCCGTGCTGTTTTTGTTCCACCAAGCGTCGTATTCCTTGCGGTTCTGCCAAGGGCCTACGGGCCACGCTATCGCTCTATTCGTCGTGTCCATGCGTTGTATCCGGGTGGGGGCTTCCTAAAACCGCCGGGTTTTTTGATGCCGAGATGCTTGGCTTCCCGCCGCACCGCGCGGGCTATGTCGCCAACGTCCTTCGCCGTCTTGCCGCTGCGGTGGCAGCACTCTTTGCCCAGCAGCTTGCCTTCCTCGATCGTAAGCGGCTCGCGCCTGTAGACCAGCAGACCCTCGGGAATCGTGTGGTCGATCTCGTAGGGCTTCCGGCCCAGCACCAGCCCGCATCCTTCGCACGCGATCTGTCCGCTGGCGTTCATCGCCCGGTGGACGATCTCGGCCTTCTGGCGCTTGGAAAACTCACGCCGGGCGGTCATCGGATATGGCCCCAGCGTTCGCCGCGAACAATCTTGCTGATTTGCTGGAAGGATACCCCATACCGCTCAGCAAGTACGCTCTGCTTCTGGCTAGACGAGCGGATCGCGCGCACATCCATTTCTGTTAAAATAGCCATGTTATGTTTTTGGCCGCGCTGGTCCCGGCCGCGCCCCTTGCGATCCCTGTCGGCCATGTTGTCGGCTGGCGTGCCGGCCCACAGATGAGCGGGATTCACGCAGGCTGGAACATCACAGGAATGGCAGATGACCTTGCCTTCGGGAATCTGGTGGGAGTTGGCAATTTCCCAAGCAACACGATGAGCCAGCAACCGCCTTCCCCAGAAAACGCGCCCGTAGCCGCTTCTGTCGATCTCCCCCGTCCATAGCCAGCAGCTATCCGGCTGCTGCCTCCTCTGGGTAAAGAAGGCCATGCGGTATTCGAGTGACTTCCCTCTCAGCACCCAGGCGCTGCGCTTCATGGCTTGTCCTTGTGATCTAGGGAAATGTTGTTCTGGGCGCACCAAGCGGAGACGTAGTCGATGAGGCTGGACAGCTCAGCTTTGCTCATTCGTGTTGTTGATCGTCTAAGCGCGACGAACTCATTTTCGAGCCCCGGCACGATCTCGCCGGGCCTGTTGGTCGCTTTGGAGTGGGCGGACACCATGAGCGTGCGCCAGTCGTCTATTGACCATGTGCGCCCACCCCACTTGTAGCGAGCCTTGACGATGGCCTGTAGGAGCCGATGCAGGGCCGCGTTCTGCTCTACTGAGCGGGTAGAGGGGCGGATCGTCACGACATGGCCCAAGGGCGCGCGCATCACCTCGGATTGCGCCCGCTGGTAGTCGTAGCGTTCCCGCAGTTGAATGATGCGCGCTTCGGTCATGCGGCACGGTCGCGAAGAGAGAGCCGGGCATTGTCGAGCGCGTCCTGCACCCGCTGGTGCTGGTCGGGGTAGTTCTCCTCAAGCCGGATCATGTAAGCGGCGTTCTTCTTGTCCTCCGTCCAGCCGTTCAGATCGTCGCCGGTCTGCGCAAAGTTGAGTGCCTGGATCGCCACATCGGCCCACTTCTTCGCATTGGCGGCGCCGTTCTTTTCCTGTTCGACCTGATATGTCGAGCGCGTCTCGGTCGTCAGGCCGTCCTTGCGGGCCTCGTCCGCGAACTCGTCCGGCGACCGCATGCTGCCAGCGGGCTTCTTGAAGCTCGCGGGATCATGGTCGTATGC